CCTTCGGATGACCCGCAGGCGTTTAGCTAGGAAGGACCCGTTAAAAAATGCCTGTGCGCATGTCTGCACGGCCTGCTTTGACGTTGGCTGCAACGTTGCGAGCTAAGCGGTCGCGTAGGTAGAGGCCGAACACGGAGCGAATCTTCTCTTCTGCGATGCGCTGGGCAGGGAACACTGCGCTGTAGTTGTTGACAGGCTTGACGAGGAACAGGGGACGAAGCCTGCCTCTTGCCTCTTGGCGGTAGACACCGAGGGGCTTTGTTGTGCCTTCTGGCCTGCCGATCATGGTGCGACCACGGCCAGTCTTCTCAAGGCTGTTGATAACGCGCTTGATGTTGGCCTTGCTGACGTTGCCAAAAGCATCAGGCTTTAGCGCGCCTGTTGGGACAAAGCGTGAGCCCTGTTGGATCTGACCATCAGAGCGTGCAGCAAATGCAATTTCGTAAGGCTTAGGCGCACGTTGCCCGCCAAGAATGTTGCCTGAGAGATAGCGGTTGCGATCCCAAGGCTTGTCTTTAGGCAGGATCATCAGGCTGAGGTTGCGCTTGTTTGCTGTTGTTGCGCGAAAGCCCTTAGCTGTTTGCGGTTTTGGCTTGTTTAGAAAACGGCTAGCAGAACCCTGCAGTGCGTTTAGTGCTGACTTCTGCTTTGAGCCAGGGATTGAGCTAATGCCCTTAGCTGATGCGGTCATTGCCTGAGCAATGCTGAACGGGAGTTGCTTGGTGTGCTCGTTCGTCCACTTGATTGCTGTGGGCAGCTCAGACTTGATGTCGAGTTGTATTGCCATTAGCTGCCTGGGCTTTGACCCAGTATTGCTGCAGCTGTAAGCATTTGGGCTCGACCAAGTGCATGGAGCTGACGATGCCGACGTAAGCCAAAGGTGGCTCACCGCATTGAATCCTCACGCACCCGTCCTCTAGCGTCCTGATCTTGCAGACGGGCATAGGCGTCTCTGAGGCGTTGCTCATAGTCAAGGAAGACACGCAGTTCATTTTGTCGCTGTTGCTGGCGCAGTCGATCGTCAGATGTCAAAGCCATGGGTCTTCCTCAACAATCCACATGAGTATTGACTGAGCCTCTTCAGGAGTTAGCCATGGCGCTTCTTTGACGCGGCCAATGCGAAAGAGCTTGCAGCGTTCTTTATGAAGGCCAACAGTCCCAGGCATACGCTCAGGGAACAAGGCTTGCAATACAGACGCAACGCCTTGATCGAAGCCACGCCTGTAGCCGTATTCCTCTTCAACGGATCTTGATGGGGGCTGAGGTGCGAAAGGATCTTCTGTCATTTGACCTCAATCAAATCAGCACGTTTGAGGGAGTCGAGAATGCCCTCATAGATGACCTGCTCTGTTTGAGAGTCAAGCTCTAGGCGGTAGCGGTCAAGCCACTCAGCGATGGCGTCTTGCGCGAGCAGAGCGCCTTCCTGAGCGTCGATGTAGCTGTCAGCAAGCTTCATGACGTGAAGGGGGAAGAGTTTTGTTGTCGGGGGATGGATCGGCAACACCGAGCCGCCCTGCCTTTCCTTGGTTCTGATCCAGCCAAGGTGTTGTATAGCTTTCAGCCTGGTCAAGACAGGCGTCAGGCTCCCCGACGTGACAATCAGGCGAAAACAACCTGAGCGATGAACTCGCGAATTGCTTGCTCATCCATTTTTTCGCCAAGGCGCTTGCCCGTGGTTGTGCCGTTTTCGTCGAGACAAATGACCTCGTACTTGCCGGGAAAGAACTGATTGATCTTGAAGTCGGCAGAAGTAGCGGTCAAGTGCTGGTTAGCAGCGCAGACGATGTCCCAGGTGGTTGCGGTTTTCATGTCTTGAGGTGTTGTGCGGTCTCCCGCTTGATCAATAGCATGGCATACCAGGGGAGGGGCGTCAACCCCGTGCCCGGACAAAATCGGGGTGGTTTTCAGTGTCGATGCCGCATTTGGCCATGTGCTCCTGGAGGGCGATGCAGAAGGTGTCTTTCGTGCTGTTCTTGGGAAGCTTGATGCCGTTCTCCAGGCACCAGGCGTGCAGTTGCTTGTTAGTGCGGCTGGTGGTCCAGTACAGGTTGTAGCCGTTGGAGTTTTGGAAAGTCATTTGAGGCTGGTGGTGTGTGGGATCTCTCCCGATGTCCATAGTATGGTATACCAGCAGGAGGGCGTCAACCCTCAGCTGCCAGCGCACAGATCACTGTGCAGATGATGCCCTCCAGCTTTGATGCAGGAATGCAGCTGTATTGACGCATTACAGCCGTCATGGCGCGGTCAATCGAATCACGGCCCTGGGAGACAACAACAGGCTTGTAGTCCTTCACAGGCTCAACAGAGTCAAGCTCAGACAGCAGCAGCTTGCGCATCAGGTCCTGACGGCTCATGTCGCGCTTGATGGCCTCCTGCGTCAGATATTCACGCTCAGGCTCGGTCATGCGCACGTCAACGCGCACGGGCAGGGATCGTGTTGCTTCAGGCATCAGAAATCAAGAGGGTCAAGAGGTTCAGAGGCGTCAGGATGTGAGCCTTCATCAAGCTCCCAGGGTTCAGGCTTGTAATCAGCCTTGAACGGGCTGGATTGACAAGGCCGCACGTCTAGGTCCCAACGCAGGCTGCCGACGGTGACGTTAGGGCTGCCGAGCTTGGCGACTCGTACAGCGTGCAGATCAGAAGCATCTGAAACAACCCAGCCGTTGTTCCAGTCGCCGTTCCTGTGCAGCTCAACAGGGGTTCCAGGCATGGGGGGTAGAACCCCCTCAGCAGAGGTGCTCAGGGTATTGGGTCTAATAGGGGTAAAAGGGGTAAAACCCTCTATTTCGTGTGACGCGCGCGAGGTATTACCCCTAATACCCCTAGTACCCCCACTTTCGGGGGATGCTTCATGTGGAGCCCAAAGGAACTGCGGACGACCCCCTGCAACCAACGCTTCCATCTGCCCGTGCTGGTAAATCAGCCCCTTCTTTTCAAGGGCACGCAGAGCACGCAGCACCTTCGTCGCGTTGCACTTGCCAACGTCCTGTAGCTCGTTCGTGGTGACAGGAAACTCTCCGGTCGCCCACCGCTCGCACATGTAATCGAAGATGTCGGCCTGGCGGCCCTGCAGCTCGTCGGCAGCTTCCTGCATTGCCTCGGCAGCAAGGACGCTTTCACCATCGCCGTGATGTATCCAACCGTCGTCCTGTAGCTCAATCAGCAGCGTTGTGCCCTTGGCCCGGCCCTGCGTCTTCACCACAACGCGGTGATCGTTCTGGGTCTGCCCCTCAGCAGGCTGCTTGAACCAGTTCATCAGGATCGTCAGGCTGGCCGCAGCTGGCAGTGCATTGCTGCCCCTGCTGGCCTGCGTGGCGTTGCCACCGCTCACGCTTTTGTTGGTGTGGTGAATCATCGCCAGCGTGGCCTTGTGCGGGGCCAGGGCCTCTGCAAGCTTGCGGGCTGGGCCGTCAAAGCTCGACGCGGCTTCTTCTAGGCCAAGAACGGCACAGCAAGCGTGATAGCTGTCGAGCAGAAACAGCGATCCAGGGTTTTCCCTAGCGATTTCCCCAAGGTGTGAGATACCTTCATCTGTGAGATGCAGGGGTGCTCCCGTATGCCAAAGCATCTCCACAGGGCCAGCCAGTTCCCCATCGCTGGTAACTAGCCCTTCTCTCTTAAACAGCGTGAACCAGTCGCTTTCAGGCTGGTCAGTGCCGACGATGTAAACCTTGGGGCATACGCCATGCAGGCGCTGCCCTAGGTATGACTCCTCGCCGTGAAACCAGGCGCTGATCATCCCGACCATCAAGGCTGACTTGCCAACCTTTGGCGGTGCGACAAGCAGATTGAACGTGCCGGACATGATGACGCCCTCCCATGCCCAGGGCACAGCGGAGGTGTCGAGCTTTTGCCCTTTGCGTCTTGGCTCTGAGACCCCAGCGATTGCACCTGCAGCTTTGTTCAGCAGAACCGCAGCAGTGCGCTCGTTCAGCGGAAAGCCAACCTCATCGGCATAAAGCCGCAGAAGCTGCGAACGCTTAAGCGGGTCTTCCTCATTACAGAGGACGGTGCTTGCGTATTGGTCGAGCTTGTTGAGAAGCTCTTTGTGGTCTTTGAGGCTTTCGGGAACTATCCCGGAGCTGTTTGAGGCGTTCTGTGTAGTGACCATTCTTGGCCTTGCTTGGAGAAAAGAAATTCGCGGTTGTGTAAACCCCAAGCCGTTCAAGTTCGCGGAATGCCGCTAACTCATCGCTTGATTTGTAGGGGTGTTGTTCATCCCAGGCATCCAGTGCGCGATCAGATCGCTCTTTCTGCAATTTGCTGTATAGGCCCAACAGAGCTTGCTCGTCGTTGTATTCAGCGGGGAGTGAGTAAGGGTTCCATTGGAGCAAGTCAAAAGCACGCTCCTCAGCATCAGGATTAGTCACGCGCAAGGGGCTCAGGCTCTGAAGCGATAGCTCTTTGGAGCAGCAGGTTGACCCAGCTGGTGCGGTTCACGCCGATCGGCTTTTTGCGCTCGACCTCTGCGATGACACGCGGATCAATCAGGACGCGAGTGTTCGTGAAATGGGTGGAATCGTCCACTTGGTGGTTGCGTTGCGGCCAGAGTCTGCCCATACTGCGCCGAGTTTTGCAACGCATTCGTGCTGGATCCCATACCAGATCTGGAGTTTTTCAAGGACGCACACCGCTACATGTGGCGTGGCGACTGGGTTCTGCACAATGTTTCAGAAGTTGTCAGCCATGACATGTCGCCCTTTGCGAAGGACGCCATGGAGAAACACAGGCACGGCCCTGACGGCTGGGAGCTGCGCGGCAGGGTGCTGCATCGGGTGCTGCAAGCCCACCTTGAGAACCAGCCCTCTGTGCATGAGGACCGCTGGGATTCGTGGATTGAGCCACTGCTGAGCGATCCGGTGTTCCAAGGCATCGAGACACTGGCGACGGAGTACCTGCTGGTTGATCGTTATCGGTCGGTCTGCGGCTCTTGTGATTTCGTCATCCGCCACAAAGATGATCCAAGCTTTGTGATCCTTGGCGACCTCAAGACAGTGAGCAGCAAGAAAGCAGTTTCAAGCCGCAAATCCCCCCTTGCTCAGCTCGGGGCCTATGCCCGCATGTGGCAGCAGTGGCACCCCAAGGTGCGCATCACTGAGTGCGTCACGGTGATCAGCGGTCCTGAGAAATGCAAGGTGCGCCGGCACAGCCCTGAAGATGACTGCATCCCCGCATGGGAAGAGTGCTGGGGCAAGTTCCAAGCCCTGCAGCCCGTGGCCGATTTTTAATGGTTGCGGACTAGAACAGGCTCACGCGCCTTGCGCTCCTCGCACCCTGTCCGCTGAGGGTGACTTGTCCCGCCCGTTTAGGTAGGAACAAAAAACATAGCGACAACGGCGGAAACTGTTGGACTGGACGAAGATCTTGAAACAAGGCGGCGTCCCTGAGCCGCCTGGCTATCACGAGACGGTTGCCAAGGTGAGGGCACGGCCTAAGCGTGTGAAGAAAAAGGGTAAGGGCAAAGGCAAGCGTTGACATGGTATGCCAAACACGGCATACTGCTGCGCATGAGCCCTTTCTCTCGTTCGCTCATGTCTGACTACAAAACACCCAATCGCAGTCCCGGCTTTTATGACCCGGAACATCGCAGCCCTAAAACCAACACCATCGTTGTTGCCATTTTTTGCGTCTTGTTTGGCGGTGCTCTGTGGATCAGCTTGGTTGACACTCTCGACCAACAACAACGCATTCATTGCGAGCAAGGTTGGCAACCCGCGTGCGAGGCCCTCAAGTGACTGAACAACAGAATCCTTACAATGATGAATTTTTCAGTCTGTGGGAAAGAGAAATAGACAATGTTGAAGAACACGTCTACAGCACAACCGAAATGGTTTTTGACCGAATGCGGGCAATTTACGCATTAGTTAAAAACAGCAAATTGCCTGTCGATGACCCGGCCGTTGCAAAATACGTTTGCGAGCTGAAGTCTTACGAAGAGATAGCAAAGAGATATACTTCATGTTTTTTCAAATTTCAGCAAATCTTTGAAAATAGCTGATGGGCCGTGGGATTTATTGGAACACCCGACCAGAAGACACCCTCAAGGCTGCCAAGGCCAGGGCCAAAGCAGCACTTAATGAGAAAAACCCACGCCTTACTGCCCTAGAAAGAGCTTTCTACAACGCCTTGAAAAAACAAGATGCAAGCTAGCGTCACTTTTGCCGTCTTAGGGACACCTGTTCCGCAAGGTTCTGTCAAAGCCTATGGCAGCCGTGTTGTCGCTAACAACGCGGAATCTCTTGCCAGCTGGCGCAGTGACGTTGCTGCTGCTGCACATCGTCACAAGCCTGAGGATTGGGACATCAACGCCGCAGTTTCGCTGCGGTGTGAATTTGTTTTTCCTCGCCCGTTGTCGCATTACGGCACAGGCAAAAACGCTGGTCAGCTAAAGCCCTCCTCACCACTGCATCACATAAAAACCCCTGACATCGACAAACTTTGTCGGGGTGTGGCAGATTCCATCGGTGACGCAGTCGCCCAAGTTCTGCTCAAAAACGATTCGCAAATCGTCTCCCTTTACGCAACAAAGAGGTATCAAACAGATGACTTCCTCGGTGCCATCATCACCGTCACAGCTGTTGATTGAAGCCCTGGTGCAGTTTCACAAAACTGTCCCGGCAATCAGCAAGACGGCAAATGCGCAGTACGGCAAGTTTGCTGACCTTGAGACTGTGCTTTCAACTGTCACGCCTCATCTCATCAAAAACGGTCTTGTGATTTCACAGACGTTTGAGCCGAGTGAAGGCGTTGACCCGATCCTTGTGACTCGCCTGCTGCACGTCAGCGGTGCTGAGCTTGTGAGCCGACTGCCGATGATTATTGGCAAAAACAGGAACCCACTCCATGACTTTGGCGGCTCCTGCACTTACCTCAAAAGGTATGCCCTGCTGGCCCTGCTCGGCCTAACGGCTGACATGGACATGGATGGTGATTTTGCCGATGACAAGCCAGCAGCAAAACTGCAAACCCAGCAAACGCCAAAAAAGGGGCCGGCGGTTGAAGGCGTTGCAAAAGACGATCAGCCGCTGACAACAGAAGAACGCAACATGCTTGTAGGTCTTATCAGCGAGATGAGCCCTGGCAAGCGTGAAGACTTCTGCAAGTCGTTTCGCTTTGCGTTCAAGCTAGGCGACAACGCTAAGGTCGCTCCTGCAATCACCAGCCGCAAACATCAGGTTTGGATTCAGGAAAATGCCTGAGGACGACAAGAAACGCGAACAGCAAGCCAAGGCAGACGCAAACCGCCGCTCAGGGCACTTTCAAGTGCGCCTTGACAAGCAACTCTCTGCTCAGTTGCAGCATTACGCAGAGCAACGCCATCACGGCGTGATCAACTCTGCGCTGCAAACCATCATCTCTAAATTCTTCAACGCCAAGTAATGCCTGACTTCGCACCCGACGCCTTCAACATCTGGGGCAACTTCAACAAAGACCAAAAAAAGGACGGCCACTACTGGGCCGCTATGGAAGTGCCTGTCTCTGAGCTGCGCAAGCTCGTCGAATGGGTCAAGACTGCTGACCGTTGCGAGAACCAAAAAGGCGAGGAGTGCGTCAAGCTGCGCGCCAACCTGATGCCTCGTCAAAGCAAAGCTGGCAATGATTATTTGCTAATGGCTCTTAGCGATGCCAAGCCTCGCCCAGCTGACACGACAACCGCTGACTTTTAAGCTTGTGACGAACGAGAGACTAGGAGCGCCCCCGCGCTCCTTTTTTATGAAGCCAACCATCAAGCAGGTCAACAAAGACGGGCTGATGTTGTGGGAGGTGAGTCACGGCGGGATGACTCGTTATTTCAAATATGACTGGCAGGCCAACTTCCACTACGAGGCGGCCGTCAGGCTCTACAGGTCAAGACTGACCGGTAAGCATGGCTAATCCCAGCAGGCCAGCTTTGAGTCAAGCTCGCCAATCCGAGTGACTGCCTGACTGAGCAGTTTGCCCTGATGCCAGCTCTGCCGAACAAGGCCAGCGCAAAGCTCTTTCAAAGCTTCCTCGTCAGAGCAGTTGTAAACCTCCCTGACGCTGCGTTCAACCTCCAGCTCCTCTTCAAGGCTTTGGTTGATGACCATCCAGTCAGCCCAGCCCATCGCCTTGAAGATTCTTATCAAGTCATGCCACAGAAGGCATCACTGTCAAGTGGTTGTTGTAATGGCCTGTCTCGCGATAGGTCCGCATGGGCGGCGTCATTTTGAAAAAGATGATCTGACCAATCTTTAGGCCGGGATACAGCGGAAGGGGGTGATGCAGTCGCTCGTTCTTTAGCTCCAGTGTCAGACGCCCTGCATATCCGTTGTCGATCCAGCCGGCCAGGCAATGGTTGTAGCCCTCTCTAGCTCTGCTGGACTTAAGGGCAAACTGCGCGCTGATGTCATCAGGGATGTTGAAAAGCTCGACTGTTTCAGCCAAGCAAAATTCACCGGGCTCCAACAGAAACGGATCGTCCTTTGTTCTGCCTGAAATGTCGATCCGCAGCAGCTCAGGGTCGCAGATGTTCTCAACCATGAGATGCAAGCCCAGCCGCACATCTAAGCTCGCTGGATTCAGAAGCTCTGAGTCAAACGGGGCAATCATTCCGCCTTTACCGCAACGGGCTCTGATCTCCCAGTCACACAGAACCGACATTCGCTGTTTTTAAGTGCAACCTATTGTGCCTCGACAAAAATGGCCCAGCCGCTTCTAGGGCCTTGATCTTGCCAGCGTTGATGAAAGGCAGCTTGCCGCACGCTAACGCGATAACCAGAGAGCGCCGGGTTGTGCCCGCCTCGTTCAATATCAGGCAGCCCAGCCGGGTCCGTCATAAGCCAGCTCGGGTCTGAGCTGTATCGGCCCGAGTACCCGTGCAGGATCGACCAGTGGCCGCACGTCAGGTTGGAACACATAGGCGGCTCGCCGCGCAACATGTTGCCCTGATGCAACCAGCCGACCAGGACAGGGATGCCAGCGTCGATGGCCTCCATCACGTCTTCTGCATCAGCGTTGTCTACAAAGCGAACACGCAGGCCCAGGCTGGTTAGTGCCTCAACGTGAGCAAAGACAGAAGTGGTGTCGCCGTATCGAGCCCTAACCTGCTCGTACTCTTCCTGAGTCGCGACCTTTTTGTAAAAGGCGGCGACCATGGCCGCAGCCGACGTAAAGCATTTGCGCTCGCCGCCAGGCAGATCAAGTTGTCGGAAGTATCGAGGCACATAAACCTCCTGGTCGATGCCACTGGCCTTCCAAGCCTGAAACCACTCAGCATCTTCTGACAACAACTCAGGGGGCATGGCCTCCTCTAGCTG